GCTTGATGCCACGCTCTAAACTTAATTGGTCGTTGTTCTCTCATTTAGTATCTCCTAGTAGGGCAAGAAGCTTCTCAGCGGCGGCAGACCAGTAAGGTGCTTCGTCGTAAGCCCAAGCCCAAGCCCCAGCCCCAGCCCAAGCCCTAGCCCAAGCCCCAGCCCTAGCCCAAGCCCCAGCCCAAGCCCTAGCCCCAGCCCTAGCCCAAGCCCCAGCCCAAGCCCTAGCCCAAGCCCTAGCCCTAGCCCCAGCCCCAGCCCCAGCCCAAGCCCTAGCCCAAGCCCAAGCCCAAGCCCTAGCCCTAGCCCCAGCCCCAGCCCTTTCATACAGGTCGTCCCATTCCTTATCGGTAACGGTTCCACCATCTACTTTTCGCTGATAGAGAGCAACAAGATCACGACAGACCTTCATTAGCTCTTTGTCTGCTTTTACCTCTTTAATCTGTGATAGGCCAAACTTCTTGTCCTCAAACTGCCAGATCATAAACTTGGCCGTAACGAGAGATAGATCAGCTCCAACGGGGATAGCCTGTAAGAACTTTAAGGGGAACTCCATCGCCTCGGAATTAGGCAGACCCTCAAATATCGAGTCCTCTAAATAAGCTACCTCGGCGGGGATACCAAGCTGAGTCTCGTATTTCTTGTGGTCGGCTCCCTCAATCGTACAACCAACAGCACAACCCTTACCCTCTGACCAATACTGGCCTTTAACGATCTCGTCGGCCTTAGCGTGAGCTTCTACTCGTTTAATGTATTTAGTTTTAACCGACTCTTTGCCTAAATATGCTTTCATAGTAATCTCTCTCATTTAGTATCTCCTGGGTTAGGGACGATGTTACTTCTTACTACTAAGCACCCATAACAGATCTGCGTGAGGCTATCATGGAAAGTTGAGTAGGCTACTTGTTGGACATGACGACTCTCACAATCTTGGATATGTTTGCGAACATCCTCTTGGTTCTCTATGTATTCGTAATCGAGTTTCATAACTCCTCCATATCTTCAATGTGATTGACGAGCCATTTGTTAATGTCTTTTAGGGTTCTCTCTCTAGCAGCAGACTCAGCAGACCAAGCAGCAGACTCAGCAGACCTAGCAGCAGACCTAGCAGCAGACCAAGCAGCAGACCAAGCAGCAGACCTAGCAGCAGACCAAGCAGACTCAGCAGACCAAGCAGCAGACCTAGCAGACTCAGCAGACCTAGCAGACTCAGCAGACCTAGCAGCAGACCTAGCAGCAGACCAAGCAGACTCAGCAGACCAAGCAGCAGACCTAGCAGCAGACTCATTTTTCTTAGTGGGCTTTTCTAACCATAGTTTTGCAGCCTCAATTGCTTTACGAGGTCGGTCATCATTCGGAAAAATCTTCTCGAAGTTGTCTAAACACTTCTCAGCCGAATAAATTGACAAAGCTACCGAGTCTTTTTTCGTCCACTTGTAGGCTTTAATTATTCGCATATCTGAGCTGGCTTCTTTATCACCCTCGGTTACGGTTTTACCCTTGATCTCAACTTTGGCGAAAACCTCACCATTAACATAACTCAGTGCATCTAAAATCAGTTTAGAACTATGTAGGCCGTTTTCGCAGGGTATGATCTTGCCGTTGACATGTTGCCATTCTCCGATCTTCCAGGCGGTGTCTCCATGAGCTGAGACTATCTTTTTACCTTTTAAATTTAGGAACTTATATCTGGTTTTCATTTCAACCTCTCGTAGTGATCGTTACCGATCTTAAGTTTACGCTTGGGCTTTGGTTCGTCCTCGATATAAACATAGGTTAAACCCTTACATTCTGTGCAGGTTCCCCCTTCTACTACACCGTGACCTTCGCAGGTCGGACAATCAATTGGTTTTAGCTTACTCACTTTATTCTCTCCCTTAGTACCCTAAGTGTACGCTATATAACATAAGTAGTAAAGAGGTAATATAGCCAGTTATCCACATGGCCCCAAAGATGATCGCCGTAAGGCAAGCAAGGTAGTGAAAAGCGGGCGTGATCTTATTCATGCTTCTTCCTAAAGGCTCCCTTCTTCCCAGCAACTACAGAGCGTTCTTGTCCCGTTAGACCATCTTTACCGATCTTCTCTGAGGCAAAACCTCCTCCCCGAGACTTTGTACCACCGGCTTTGCCGATCATTTTGTAAAAATCAAGGCCGTAGCGTTGTTTATTAGTTGCGGCGGCTCGCTGGCCTCCAAGTTTTGTTCCAGCCATTTATTTATCCCTTTCGTATTGTTGAAATCTAGTTGGATGACAATCTGCATAATGTTGCAGGAGGGTTCCTTTTTTAATTAACCATAGACATTTAATACAGTAGATATTCATTCGTATATCTCCATCGTTCTCGTTTGCTCGTTATACTTCATTCGGGGTTTTAAGGCTGGTATGGCCTGTTCCATCTCGTATGATCTGAGCTTTCGTTCTCTAGCGATCTTTGGACTCGGTAGGTATTTACCCTCTTGTTGGAGCTTCTGCCTCGTTCTGCGAATACTCTCAGGGTTTGCAACGCTCATAAAGTGGTAGCGTTGTTCTAGGGTTAGAACAAGCCCCTGCTTCTGCCATACCTCTAGGATGAGGAGTTGGTCTGAGTCACGAGTCTTTGTGTTCTCCGATAAGACTCGTTCTACCGTCTTTTGTACTTTTCTTACTTTACCAAGCATTAAAATGGTATATCGTCTACGACGACCTCCTCTGCTTCCTCATCTGAAAACTCACGCACCTGTGATACCTCTGGCTTATCTTGGACGGTCTTAGCGTAGACGGAGGCCGTATCAATTACTTGATTACGATAGTCCTCTAGTGTCATAGATGAAGATACAACCTTAAAGCCCCAGAAGTCTCGTACGGTCTCTGTAGCGGCTTTGAGAGCTGTCTGCCATTCGATAGAGTTCCTGGTATCGGGGTCGCCCTTAAACTGCCTATCTTGGCTCTGTGTACTCGTGGCCTTAAACTTATCTTCATCAAACTTTGGATCATCCGTAATATCACCCGTTACCGTTTGTCCAACCGTAATTGAGTTGGGTGTTTTCTTACCGATAGAAACAGGTCTATCGTGGCCTTCCAGCATTACTTTGTGGTAGTAGATTGCTCCATTCGGGCCGTTCCAAGTCCTAACCTTGTCTGATACTTTAGTTACCTTATACTCTGCCATTACTTGTCCTCCTTTACACTTATGTATTCATTGGTCTGCACTTCTGTCCCAGGTACAAGCTCGCCAGTTTCCTTAAGAGCTGATTTCACCAATGGGCTGACTCGTGTCAAATCTAACCGTACATATTCGTCTATGACAAACTCATTGTCCGTGAGCCATTGTTTAACCTGTTCTTGGTCTATCACTTTTATGTCGGTACGCTCTGCTCTTACGGCATATATACCATTGACGGACTCGGTGCGCTTTGACTTACTTGCTGCCATATCAAACATGATTTCAGATTTAAGATCATCAAACTCTTTTTTCTTTTCCGATAGGGCATTAATCTCCTCTTTGAGAAAAGATAATTTAAGTAGTTTTGCTTGCAAATCCATCTAATTCGCTCCTTCGATTAACTCGTAATCGCTAAAGTACTTCTGGAAGTTCTTGTTAAAGTAGGCTTTCTTGCTCTCTAGGTCTTCAATCTCGGCACGCTTCTTATTGATCTCGCCCTCTAGCTTGTCAAGTACGGTGGCCTTATCTACCTGAATGTCATCATTATAGGGTGCAATCTCGGTGGCGTTATCTTCCTTACCGTTGAGGTATGCAAACTTAATGTCGGTTCCGGAATAGCTTGTATCGAGATAGGCAATCGTGATGGTTGGCATAGCATCGAACAGGTCAAACGCTACGATTACGCCAGGGTAGGGTTTATAGGTACTGTAGTCCTTAACGAGTACCTTTACTCGGTCGCCTACACGGTAGTTCTCAATCTTACGGGCTGTTCTCATATCGACCTCAAGCTTTACGCCGTTGATCTCTACTGTCTGAAAGTTATTGTCGTTCACTATACTGTTTCCTTTACTGTTAAGTTATCTAATAATGATGGGTCGTAACCGATAGCCTCTGAGAGGCTGTATTTATCGATGTAGACTACCCCTGCTCCCTTACATACCTCACACGAGTATACGATTGGTGTCTCACCCTCACACTCGGGACAGATCTTAATAGCGGTTTGGATCTTACTCATTACAAGCCCTCCGTAGAGCGCACGATAACCGTTCGATAACCGTTCGATAGGAGTTCTGAGTGGGCTACTATGTCATAGTCCGCACCTTCGATGAAAATCTGTGAGCTAGGGATCTCGTCTTTACTAAAGATCTCTTTTAGGTAACGCTTAAAGTCTGCGTAGTCCTTAGTGGCCTTGACTCTACCTACCGTAGACGGTGAAAATCCTGTGATCCTCGCTACCTTTGTGTTGGTAATACCATAACTTAGCAAGGCTTTAATATCGTCGTATGACTCGTTTGTTATGTGCTTGAAAGCTCCCATTAAAATCCTTCCTGTCGCTTTAACTCATTGTCCCAGTCAATCTCTTCGTACTTTACTTGTACGCTGTCCCAGTTAATAACGCACTCGCTAGAGCAAAATGCCTCACCGGGGAAGTCATCGTCTCCGTACTGCTCGCTTGGAATCGGGCTAATGGGCTTCTCGCAGAAGCTACACTTAGCTCCGAGCGTTAGTCCGTAGTTGTTAATAAATTGGTTGGTTAGTTCTGTTAACATTATCTCTCTCCCTTTAACACTTGTATTGTCTCATACCCCTTATGTGGTTGTCAATACTTTTTATGCAGTTAGCTCAAAAGCTAGGTAAACTAGGCTTGCACCGAACGCTAGTAGCCAGAACCAGCCTATAATTTCTGGTCTATTGGTTTGTCCAGCAACGATCCTACGGCCTGAACGAAGTGTGTAGTATGTGGTTTTCTTAAACATTTATCTCTCCCTTTACCCTCTTATACTAGCATACCTCTTATGCAGTGTCAAGCAAGTTCTATGTTGTCGGTCTTAAATAATTGCTTTGCTTTAGCTACAGCCTCTAGCCCAGCTGAACGCTTGTCGCTAGTCCACACCGATACATGATCTATAAGTCCTGTGTCTAGGTTTCTTATTCTTATTTTATACTGAGGCATAGTTTCCCCCTCCCCTTAATAGGCTCCCGCTTGTGTTAGTTAGTTGTTCCCTTCCCTCCCTCCTCCCCTCTGGAGTATAGATATTTAGTCTATACATACTCCGTCGGATTATCGGTCGGTTGGCCGCTATCCTTTTACTTAGCTGTTTATAGTCCCTAAGTACCGTAGCAGTACGGCTTCCTAGACCTTTTCCAACTAAAGCTTGACTTGTTCTGCCGTTGTGTTACCTTGTAGGTAAACAAAGGCGAGGGCATATCTCGTCTTTTGTTGTTATTATCTACTATAAGCTCCACTTTATAATCAGTCAACGATTTAGTATAATACCTAGACCGCTTAGTACCCATCGGGTCGGCCTGTAGATTTTCTCTCCCGAAAACCAGGCTAGGCGGTTTTATGTTTGGAACTTATCAATCCACGGAGTGAGAGAACTTCGTTATCCAATACTCGTAGTCCATTTTCAGATACCCATAACGATTAGCCTCGGCCTCACTTAAACGGTCGGGGTATTCTTTTTCTAGTATGCGTGTCCATTCAATCGGTTTAGATGTGTAATAACGGTGGTGGCCGGCACATAATATAAGTTTGTTATACGGCTCGTAGCGGATATGTAGGATACCTCTACTAAAGATATGCGCCCATTGGAGATTACCTCCACAATTAACTCCGTCTTTACCTTGTAACTCACAATAGGGCGTCTCAGCCCTGTAATACTTACTTGCAAGTGTGTCGCACTTTTTCTTTAAGGCCGACTTATTAACCTTTTTACCTTTAGCAAGCATTTATTCACCTATTGACTGATAATTGATATGCCTCTACTATACTCCTCGTAAACGGATTGACCTTTTATTAGTATCAGCTCCAAAGCGGTTCTCTCGGTTCTTCTGCTAACCCTGACCCTAACACCGAGAGCGGCCGCCAAACCCGATACCAAGATTAACCCTCACATAGCAAATGTGGTCGCTACTGCATTGAAGCTAAAACCTATTCCTCAACCAAAAGATATGACCGCCAATTATCAGAAGATGGTAGCAGACCAAAAAGCAAAGGCGGCTTCAACCGCTCTACAGGCTACACAACAAGCGCAAGCAACGCAGGTAGAACAAACCCCCACCCCAACGCCTATAATCGCTTATACGGCTCCTACAGCGTCGATTATAGGCAATAGCGGATTATCAGACTGGCTTCTAAGACTGAGGACTTGTGAGTCAGGGGGTAATTATGCGGAGAATACAGGTAACGGGTATTACGGAGCGTACCAATTCTCTATTGCTACATGGAATCATTGGAATACAGGATACGCCAGAGCAGATCTAGCTCCCGCTTCCGTACAAGATGCAACAATAATAGAAAATACCTTAGCTACAGCCGGACTATCTACTCAAAATCCAGGCTGTTATGTAAAAATGGGACTCAGTAACTACCCACCAAACTCTTGACTTCTTGACAGTTTAGGGGGTGTGTGTTATTTTGTAGGTGTTAAGTGATGCACCCTCCTCACTTAGCCAAATGGGTATCAATTAGAAACTCCCGAAAGCGGCCCCCTCTCCTAGCAAACGCAGAGAGGAAGACTAGTCGGGGGTTTTCTGTAGATACTTGATGGCATTATTGAGGGTTTTCACATTATCCTTGGCGAAGCCTAACATCGTATTACACTTGCTACATATCCAACCTCGAAACTCACCTGTATCGTGATCATGGTCCCAACATAGAACAGACATTCTCCCGGTACATATAGCACAAGGCGTTCCCAATGGTGGCCTAAGTTTATTCCTCAGGTATTTTTCTGATCCACCCCACCTATATTTAGGAATTGGTCTCGTTCTCTTCTTATATTCATTTATAGCAAGGGTACACCTCTTCTTATCACGATATAATCGCACTCTAACCCTTCCACAGTTGGAGCAATCTCCCGTTTTGGTCAAAGAGTCTACATTGCTTATTCTGTGAATCCATTTACTCATACTACCTATTATACCAAAAAAGACCCCTTCAATTGGGGAGTCTCTTTTTAGTCTATGGCAGACCAGTTTTTATCATAGCAAGAAAAGTGGACAGTTTATAGTGATGCCCAGCACTGAAGATTTTTATTGCCCAGAATCCCATAACTGGGTCTATGCCGTTCGGGGGAAACGGCTAGAAGTGTACAAGCTGATTAGACTTGCGTAGAAGTGGATCACCTCCTCAGATCGGCCAGTTCATATAGCTCCAAAGAGTCGGTTCTTCAGCCTCCTTCTTGGCCTCTAAAAAGCACTTCGCCAGGAAGCCAAAGGCTCCGTGATAGGTTTTCATTCTGTCCCTCCTCTCGTTCTCGTTTGAGAATTTCGGTAGCGATTTCGTGGGCCTCCTCTATTTTGGCGTGAAAGAGTTGATGAAGAACCTCATCTGAAAAGTCACGGTAGGTCATCTCCGGCCTCCAGTTCAGGTAGGTGTCGCATAAACATCGACTCTAACTCTGACGAGATAGCATCTTCCAACTGGCTTCTCCCGATAGCTTCCTCGTACCCATGCCTGGTCTCAGGATCAGTATTTCTCACCATCGTGATGGTAATCCCGAAAGTCAGACAGCTTACAAGCAAGTACCACATCTGCTCCCATTCGGGAGCGTAGACCGTGGACTGAGTGCCACAGTTGGGACAAGTAGTCTCTATATGGTGACAGTTACTGTCGAGAAAGAAGTAAACTTTGTCCCCAAGATCAGGGTCAAAGTTGTGCTGAATTTCGCAATACTCACACACATCCATGTGACTCCAATCTAATTGTTAAAGGGCTTACTTAAAGTCTGCTCTCGTATAACCATAAAAACAATAACAAAAACTCCCGCCTGTAGGGGGTTTGGGCTGACAATTCTCTAGTGAGGTGAGGAACACTAGTACAGGCTCCTAGCGTAATAAGTATACCACGAGAAAACCACCCTTTCGGGTGGCTAACTCCTTACCAACAGTACTTCACACTACTATATTATAAGGTTGTGAAACTCGATACAAGTACCTGGTAGACGGCCGTAGCTCCAGCAAGTCCTGCCGCCCATAGAGCGGCCTTACTAAACTGGTCGCCATTCAAGTGCCAGGTTGTGATTGCGGTTACAACAAAAACCGCAACGGTACGCTCTACGCCATGAATTACTTGATCTTTAGTTGGGGCTGAAATCTTAAACATAATTTATTCCTTTTACCACTTAAAGATACTCTTAAACGCTTTGACAATCCATTGCCATAAGCTTTGTTTGGGCGTAGGCTGAGGGGTAGTAACAGGAATCTTAGATGGTGTTTTTACAGGCGGTGCAACTGGGGTGGGAGTTTCTACAACTGGTGGTGTTGGTGTGGGGGTCGGTGATGGTGCTGGGACTGGCTGTGCTACTGGTGGCGTTTCTACTGGGGCGGGCGGCGGAGAAGCCTGAGCAACTTTATACCCGTAAGCGTCCCAAGCGTTAAAATCACCATTAAAGACATCGCCATCCACCTTACCTGAGATACCCAGTACAACATCTGCGTCTGTCCACTGTTTAATGGCGACCACCGACCAGGGTACGACAATAGTGTTCATATTCTTTTGCCCATCATATTCTGCGAGCCATAATCCATATCCACCGTTTATAACCGAAGACCAATCATTACCTGTAACTTGTGATTGGTTCAAGTAGATTAAGGGCTTTACCCCCGTGGCACTCTCAACTGTCTGCAAGAATCTCAAGCACCATTCAACGGGTGGAGTATTTGGCGAGGGTTGCTCAAAGTCTAGAACCAGGAGTTCACCTTCTTGTAGGGGGAGGACATTGGCGACGAAGAAATGAGCCTCGGCTTCGGGAGAATTATATTGAGGGTAAGCAAAGTGGTATAAGCCAATCCCTAGCGGCCCTGCCGATGCTCGAACACGGTGAGCTTCAGATCGGTTCCTCTGGTATTGAAGATCTTGTCTAGAAGTTCCAAAACCCTCACGAATAATCACAAAGTTAGCTACTGAATTAAGAAGATCCCAATTGATCTGTCCCTGAAACTCGGAAATGTCACATCCGTATAACATAATATGTCCCCTTTGTAAATTATATCTGGTCTGTTTCTCCAGCGGTAATCTTAGTGTCTATTGCTTCATCTGTTACTATGTTAGCACCTATATCGTTTAGTATATACCCGTCTAGGACGAAACGCTTACAAGCTTCTAGTGCATCTCCAATATGATGAATGCCTCTTGTTTTACTTCGATGGTCTATGTCACAGAGTACGAGCATATTCTTTGGTGAATCAATAAAGTTGTTCAACGATTTTCGGTCTGTCACCTCTGGGTATTCTTTTTGTACTTTTACGGGATCAATTGCATCGGCAAACTCTCGTTGCAGTGGCCAATGGTGTGTTTCTAAATCCTTAGCACCAAGAGGGTTTTTGGTAGGATCTCCAATAGTAGAGAGTCTTACCCCACAATCTCTACAAGGCATATCAAGAGTATGGGTTAAGAGTTTATGGGTGGCGTTATATTCAGGTGTAGACTCACGAGGGGGGTGAGGGGGGTAGAACTCTAGTAGACCTTTTGTTTCTTCATCGGCAGTAGTGTGTACTTCTTCGGTGTTCATTTGTCTATTCCTAGATGTTTATGAATAGCTTTAATATCTTCATGCACCTCATGGGCTTTTTGGGATTGAAGTTTCTGACCCACTAAGATAATAGATAGGAGGACTAGTTGTAGGAACTCTTGAGCAAACCACTGAACAATAACTTTCGGATCGTGTGACCCGTAAGGAAAACCGACTAAGGCGATAAGAGCGAATAAATAAGCAACCCACATCGTTGCGACAGCATTTGTAATCTTAAGTCCTAACCAGTCGTTGAAGTTTCTCATCCTGTCACCGTATGGGTAATGAAATAATAAACCAGAGCGGTAATAATGGCGGTTATAAGGACTGAGGTGATGGCTTGGGCGAGCTGGCTTTTTCGGTGGGCTGTCAGATCATCTTTCACGGTTTTAGCGTGATCTGTGAGATCTGCCTTAGTTGCGTAAATCGTAGGTAGATTGTCCACTGAGACACGAATAGACTTGGTATCACTCGACACCTGCTTGAGAACATCCTTAACCGTCTCCATTTGTTCTTGTAAAACTGCGATTTCAACATTCTCCGATTTAGTAGCCATTACTTGTCTTTCTTATCGCTGCCAAACTTAGCTTTAATTTTAATGGCCTTTAACTTACCCCCCTTAGAAAGGGATTTAGAGAGCAAGTCTTTAACCAAAGTCCCTGCGGTTCCTTTATCCATCTTGGCTTTATCATCACCCTTGCTCTTCTTCGCTAACTCACTTACTTTACTCATCTCTTACTCCTTAAACTCTGTAGTCTGTCCCAGACTTCGTTAATAGTTTTTTTAGAATCTTCACGCTCTTTCATATCTTCTTTGTGCTTGGCGATATGAGATTCATTATACTTAATGGACTTCTTATTCTTAGCCTTCTTCGCTTTAGCCTTTTGGGTTTCATGTTCGGCGATCTTAGTCTTCTCTAACTTCAAGGTTCTGTTCAAGTGACTCTTCGCAAGCACAGCATCCTCTTTCGTAGGCGGAACCACTCCATGATACTTCTTCTTCATTAGTGACTTTACTGTACTCATAAATAAAAGCCCCCTCCTGGGGGCTAGTTAAGTGCCTATAAAAGAATTATATAGTATAATGTCCCCAATATGAACATCATACCTATAAACAATTGTCTGTTAGTAGAGTTAACCGAGGCGTACGAGCTTGTCGAAACTGTCGATAAACAATACAGTACTAAGACGAGTGGGATTGTAATAGCCGTAGATACTGGTGTTATAAACCAAGAAGAGTTACTGGGTAAGAAGGTATTTTTCAAAGACTTTGAGGATGGCACCCAAATAGACGAAGGAGATAAGAAATACGCTCTTATTAAGTATAGCGAAGTGCGTGGTTACAAGGAGGTCTAATGACAAAATTATCAAGAAAGATTACTTACGGTCAGGAGTTCCAAACAGCTAAAGATAATGGCGTAGAGGCGGCGTACGAGCTTGCTAAGGCTGCTTACGGCCCCTCGGTGGGGAATGTAGCTATTGAACTTAATTATGGCTTTCCTGATGTTTCAAGAGACGGTGTGACCAACCTACAGAAACTATACCTAGAAGACCCTAACGAGAATATGGCAGCTCGTATCGTAGTTCAAGGATCTGAGAAGTCTAATAAGTTAGTTGGGGATGGGACTACCGGCGTGGTTATTCTAACCAAGCACCTATATAGGGACGCTACTTTGTTAATCTCGGCTGGCAACAATCGTATGCAAATTAAACGCCTCTTAGATAAAACTGCCCAAGAAGCTATTGATGGTGTGGATAAGTTAAAGATCGAAACTACCCCTAAACTAGCCCGTGCCGTTGCTAAAGTATCTGCAAGCGATGAGAATATTGGCAATATGGTAGCTGATGTCATTGATACCGTAGGCGAGGAAGGAAACATTATTGTTGAGGAGTTCGACGGTGTGGGTTCGTACGATGAGCAAGTAGAGGGATTTTGGTTTAGAAAGGGCTTCACTGAGAAGTTCTTAATTAACGATTTATCTAACCTTGAGTCTAGATTAAACAGTGTTGATATTTTTATCACTGAGAAACCGTTAGTTAACGGCCCCGACATTACTCCTATTCTAGATAAACTTGTCCGAGCAGGAGGTAAGGGCTGTGAGGTCTTAATCATTGGTACAGTAGATGGCGAAGCGTTAGCTACACTGGCTCTTAATAAAGTACACGGGAATATTAATCCGACTCTAGTAGATGTTCCTGTACAGGGGCCAATGAGGGGAATGTTTCTAGATGATGTTGCCGCAATTACAGGAGCGACCGTATTCCCAATAGCCGCTAAAGCCAGCTCGTTTGATATTGAGATGTTAGGTGGAGCTGAAAGGGTTGTTGTTAACTCCCACTCGACAACGATTATCGGAGGAGAAGGCGATCAAGAAGCCGTTAATGCGAGACTTGCAGATTTAAGACACCAGTTAAAACAGGCCGAATCATTAATAGATCGAGAGGCTATTAGTAAGCGTATCTCCCAGCTAACGGGTAAGATCTCTATTATTCGTGTCGGTGCGCCAACAGAGGTAAACCGAGGTGAGATTCGTAAACGAGTAGAGGATGCTATCGCCGCCACTCAAGCAGCTCTTAGAGACGGTGTTGTTCCTGGTGGTGGGGTAGCCCTAGCCCGTATCGCACCCGATAACTTTAAGGCAGCCTGGCAAGCACCATTAGAAACATTAGCTGAAAATGCTGGTATCAATTCTAAAGAAGCTTTGTATAAAGTCTTAGCCGAGGAGAATATCTGGAAAGGCTACGACTTACGAAACCCGACGGGGATTGTCGACTTGTTAAAGGTAGGGATCATCGACCCCGCTGAGGTTATTAAGGAGACGATTAGAAACGCAGCTTCGGTTGTAGGAACTCTCATCACAACTACTACAGGCATAACATATATTGACCGAGAAAACAAAGCAGACTGATGTTGTACCTACTCACTATCGTTGCGTTTGCGGCAGGAGTGGGGCTAGGTAAGTACGACCAAAAGCTCCGCCAAGAGATTAAAGGTTTACACGATAAGATGGATAAACAAGAGGTCGGGCCAACACAAGGCTCGTATGGGAATGTGAACTCCCTTACAATGACTCCGACAGCTACGGGAGCTTCCCGTCCGAAAACCCCCGAGCAACTTGAATGGGAGGAAGCCGAGAGACTACGAGAAGCCCAGATAAAGGTACCAAGACAGTGAGTTATATTGATTCTGCTGGTATTTATCATAAAGGATCGGTAGACCCCTCTAAACTACGCAGAAACCAGCAATCAGGCTGGAAGGACTGGGATCATTTGAGACAGAGAAAAGACTACGCCCGTGAAGTTGTACAGCCGTTCAAGGACGGGCAGATAAACCCCGACTTTGCCCAGGCATGGCCTGACGAAGCTAAAGAATATAAGGAGAATCTATGAGAATTAAAGACAAGTCTAAATTACACGATCTATCAGAACGACAACTTAACCAAGTTAGGTTACTTAATATTGCACTTAACTATAACGAACTCAAGAATAGAATAATCTCAGGTTATTTCTATGAGATCTGTATTAATCAGTTTGGTTATCCTGAAGATCAGAACTTAGGCTTTGAGATTGACCTAGATTCCGAAGAACCCAAGCTAAAAGTAATGATCGTACCAAATGAGGTTATTGAAAAAGAGTTAGGTAAGTAGTATAGTTACCCTGTAAAGGGAGAGAACCAATGGCAATACTATTCTCACTATTTGTTATAGTGATTATCACATTCGGCATTCTAGCACTATTCGGTCGTTAGACTACTGACCTTGTAGCTGTCCTAAGATACTCTGTAGGTTACTCATACCACCAGCGGCTGCACCTGCGGTCGCTGTTTGTGTTGGTATGTAGGCGTTGCTGTAACCTGCGGCATCAAGAGCCTGACGAAGTGCTGTTGCCTGTGGGCCAACCTGTGCCTGCGGGCCACCAGTAAGCATACCGCCTAGCTGTGACAACCCACCGAGTAGAGTACCCTGACCCCCGCCAGCCTGCTGGAGGGTTCTATCGTAGTTTTGTAATGCCCCCTGAGCGACGTTGATCTTCTGCTGTGGTGCAATAAGCCCCTGTATTACTGGTGCAAGCGACGAAGCCAATAGTGGGTCTGCTTGTAGCATAGCGTCTAGCTGTGAGATTAAATTACCGACATTCGCTGGCTGACCAGTAGCTAACTGTGGGCCACCAGGCATAGCATCAGTACTTTGTCCGTTTGGTTGATTCTGCATAGTTGTTCCTCCTGCGTTAGCTACTGTTGGACTCAGTGCTGCTGCCTGACTTAATACTTTTATTAAACTTCCTGAATTATTGGGGCCAACAGATTTGGTTAATAGACCAAGTAGCCCTGCTCCTACTCGGTCTACGGCGGGGTTCTTACCCGTTACTACGTTTAATGCACCCTTAACCAGACCAGCGTGGGGATTAACTACTGCTCCAGCTGTATTAACTAAGTTTGATCCCGTGTTTGTAGCTTGCCCAGCAGCTGCCTTTGCCTGTTGAAGTGCCGCAGGTGTCGCTAGTGCCTGTGTATTATGGTTTACTGCATCTTTAGCAATACTATTCATTCTTATTAATTTAGCTTCTTCGGTAAGAATGTCTTGCCCTGAAGTAGCATTGTTAAGGTTATCTGCTACCTGTTTTGCTAAGGGACTGTTTGGGTTGATGTCGCCAATCGGGATACCTGTATCTGCGGGGCCAGCTTTAGCAGTGGCAGATATAATATCAGGGGTAATGACTCCACCAGGGGCAGCTGCCTTAAAGTCCGAGATCGCCTGAGTTACTTCGGGGCGTTTATAAAGTATATTTTTGGCCCCATTATAGAGGTCTTGTGATAGCTGAAGTTGCTTCTCTAAGCCTGGGTCGGGAACTCCACCACTTGCTAGGCTCCTTGTCTGGGCAGATAATTTAGCTTGATCTTGTCCTACCTGCTTACCGAGTGAACTTACATACTGAAAAGCAGTCTGAGGGTCAACCGCAGTTTCGCCAGTAATGTCCCCACTAGCTGCACTTCCAGCCTTAGAGCCGACAACACCCGACTGAAAATTACCACGTAGCTGTTCATAGACGGGTTGTCCAGCAGAAATATTCTTACCGTTAGCTCCAATTGCGCCGACATTCTTTTCTACGGCATCTTTTAATACCTGATCCATTTGGCTCATATCAACAGGGCCAGCGTTAGTTAAAATAGCCCTCTTAGCACCGCCATATAAAGCTAGACCCTGGTTAGAGTGGTCTAACATAGCCTGGGGCACACCAGGCTTTGTGGTATCAATTCCTAGCTGTCTGGCGTGATCTAATACATCTCCAAAAGCCCTAGTGGCCTGTTCATTTCCACTTGGCATAGCCCCGCCAAACTCGTTTACAAGGTTTTGGGTTTCGCCTAGTTGGTCGGTAGCTCCCTGTGCTGCCGCCCCTCTACGACTCATCATACCGACAATACCCGTAGCGGGTTTAGCGGCTATCCCAGCAGCTTGTTCGGTAGCTGGGACGGCATCTTTTGCAACCTGGCCGATAACTCTCCCAAGACCCATACCGCCTAATGTCCCGACACCACCGAGTACGCCTGCACCAAGAGTTGACCCCTTAGAACCCGTTAGCATATTCTCAAACTTTTGGCCGAGAGCTGACCCCGCCGAAGCACCACCAACCTCACTGATACCTGTTTCGCCGAGTCCTGGAATTAATGCACCAAGAACTCCACCGCCAATACCTCCGATGGTAGGAAGTAGTTTTTCTAGCCAATTGCCTTGTGGCTGGGCAGGTGTCTGACCTGATACTGGTAAAGGGTTATAAGTAGAGTCCGATGGATTCATGATAATGGCCTTATACCGCTAAGAATAGATGGCCCCCAGGTAGAGCTAGATTGATTTGTCTTTGCGGTAGGTTGTCCAGCCGCAGCAGCTTGTGCTATCTGGCTAGGGTTCCAGTTCTCACCTGAACCATATTGCTGGACAGTAACAGGCTTGCCGTTATAGAAGTAGTTTGATCCCCCTGAACTATTTGGTGAAGCAGTATAACCTGTTGGAGCTTTAGTCTTAGACGCAGCATTTGCAAGGTTGTACTGACCAAGTGCAGCCTGACCCTGCATAAGCGTACCCTGGGCAGCTGTCTGGGCTGCCTGAGCTTGTGCCATACTTGCAGCAGCCGTTGTATAGCCTTGAATAGCCGCTGCAAGGTTAGCTTGTTCGCTAGCGTTTAAGTTACCCTGATTCTGTGCTAGGGTCTGGTAATCTGTAATCTGTTTGGCGGCAATCGTCATATCATTTTGAGCTTGTGTAACTTGAGCTGCTAATGCCTGGGCACTGTTTTGCTCACTAGTAAGACCCGCTCCCGCAGATTGGTTACCACTGGTAAGAGCAGAGTTGTACTCATTATTTAGCGCACCAACCGTATTACCGGCTGCTGTAACCGCCGAACCTAACTGTGAAGACTGTGGAGCATAGAAACTAGCCAACTGAGAGGCAGACATACCATATCCACCTGCGCTCGAATTAGCAGCTTGGCCTAGTTGACTCTGGGCATTCTGTAGCTTCTGTAAGTTCATATTGGCACTCGTAATCTGGGATGGGTCTAAACCTTGCTGTGCGAGTGACTGACTTACTCCCTGGTTATAAAGGTTAGTACCAGACCCAGCTCCCTGCATATACTGAGTGTTAGCATTCTCTTGATTTTGATAGTTAGTATCTTGATTCTGATAATTACTATAATCCTGCTTAGCCTGGTTAGCTGAGTTTGTATACTGCTGATAGTTAGCTTGTCCCTCGGTGTTAGCCGCAGCGGCCATCTGTTGTAGGTTATTCTGGGCTGCGGTGTCTTGTGGACTCATAAAATCTCCTAAATAATAAAAGCCCCCTGGTGGGGGCTAATTGCCTTTGACTAAATACTACTACTATTTTCTAGGCTTGGCTAGGTACATCCATTCCCAATAAATCATTCACGAAGATAGAAGATCTAATAGCCAAGGTAAGACCAAACACACTAGGAGCTGAGAACCCGAGGGACGATTGCCATATCTTATTGATATAGAAATAAACATTAGTCGAGTCTACCTGGACACTTAAATAGGCCGAGCCATTAGCTGGAATATCCCCACCTCCTACTAAGAAATATCCTTCCGTTCCAGCAACTGAGGTAAATCCATTCACTGATACGAGAAACCAAGTTGATGGGACATAGGTGTAACCGTGAGCAAACGAGTAGATGAGGACTGAATTAGTTGTGTTTGTGACTCCATCGGGGTTTGCGGTATCGGACGAGAATAAGATATTAGTAATCTTAAAACTTACTGATTTGGTGGAGTCAATTTTAGCAAAGGGATATTTAGTAGAGAAGGTAATATCTTTCCCTACCGCTCCAAGGACTGACGTTCCGGGGGCTGAGACTTGAATAGGACTATCCACTAATCGGACTCCCCGTGTAGTTTACCTGGGCATTTGAGGGTACTAAAAGTGGATCTCGGAGTACCACCAAAGAACCGTTGGCGTTAGGGTAGGAAGAATAAAGACTGGAGATATTGAGTAATGCTCCTGGGTTTGAAGACCCTGTTATAAAGTTTAGAATATCTTGAGACAAAGAGAATAATACTCCCGTTTGTTGGTTGCCTGGGGCGAGGCCGGTATAGATATTTCCATCTAATGAGTAAAAAGCAAACGTCCAGGGGATATAGGGGACAGCCGTATTGCTAACGATAGCAGTTGCTGCTGGGTTCACATAAATGATCTCACCTTGGGTAGCCCCTGTAACTAAGGGAGAATTACCAGTAACAACAGCAAGGGTTGCAGGAGACTGCGCCCTTGAGTGGAGGATAAAATCCCTTAAGTCAGTTGAGGTGATGCCCTTGTTAAACTTTGATACTTTAATTCCCACTGATGGATCATAAACTTTAGTAAAAGTGGGATAGGTTGGGAGATTGTAGTTTGCCTGTTGTGTAACGTCTAAGTTGTAACATTTAACGTCTACTGTCCACGATACGGTGTCATTATTGGTTAGATAAACATTGGTCTTATCAAAACTTAAGGTAACATTAGACTGATAGCCCTCAAACGATTCAGATTGTGCGAATATCCTGCCCATACTTACTCCATTTTGAATTAAGAATCCTTGGGTAAAGGGAGGGAAACCGAGGTTATGCGGAAGAGTCATTGAAGCCCCAGCTCCAATCGTTACTAGATTGTCGTAAGCACACGCCAGAGATGGCCAATTTGAATTAAAGACAAACTGGTAGTCGGCCGCTGTAGGGACAGATACCCCAATTTGGGTGATAAAGATTCCAGCCGACATTAGAAACTACCGGTAGATACACTCGTGCCACCGCCACTAATAGCAACTCTTATATTACCCGTACCATCGATGGCGGTTTGAGTACCTTGCATGTTCTGCTGGCCCTGGTTCTGCCCTGGGAGGACATTTGTCGGAGTAATTTGAGCCTGCATCTGTTGCATATAAAGCAGACCTTCGAGAGAAGGGGGGTTAGCGATTAAGCCAAAAGTATTAGACACCTCCCCTGTCATGGAGGGCTGGATAGCAAAGCTAATGTTCCCAAAAGTAGGACTATAAGTCATCCCCATCATCGATGTTTGAGGGATGTTAGCTATTTGATCTTGTAGTGAGTCTGGTTGCATTAGCCTAATTTATCCTGTCTAATAGATCGTTCCTCATCTAATGTGTCTACCTCTAATGTTACACCCGTAAAAGTAGGGGCGGTAGTGGCACCAGTACAAGTCCCTGAAAATCCCCACTGAAGTTCGTGAAAACGAGAGTTATTTAACTCAATAGTAAGGGCTGTATCGCCTACTGAGGCGGTATAGGCAACACCCGTCGCTGGGTCGGCCGTTACCATAGCTCCCCTATCCATTGTGTAGTTTAGGTTTAGGGTCGTCCCTGAAGGTAGGGGCAGGAAGTTAATACGAAGTTTCATGGCTTTTTTGAGTTTATATCTTACCCCCCCATCCCAGATTAGAGATTGCCAGCTAAAGTTTGCCGCAGGAGCCGAAGTATTGTCTAGTAAATCTATTCCATAGTGTGTAACTGAGTTTGTATCGGTGTATTGCCATGACATATACATCTGATCGACAAAGTTCTTAATCATACCGATTTGGAGATTATTAGAGGTTGTGTATTTATTAATCCCCTGTGATGAGAGAAGAGAAGTATCATATGAGAACCCGAACGAGTTCGGATAGGTAAGTTCTACCGATCCCCATGAGTATATTCCAAAAGGAATGGTTGTATTCGTTGTGGTGGAGGGGTAGCCGATCATAAGGAGGTTTCCTCTAACATCCATCATATTAGGATTTACAAAAGTCTGATCCACAACCCCTAAGTAATCGGTATTTTGGTAGGCAATATATCTTACTTTAATAATCGAGGTTCCACCGCCCCAAGCAAAGAGTGAACCCGCACAGATAAAGTAGACGACATTGTTTATGGTTGTAACCGAATACGGGGCTCCCATCTGGATCTCGATCTTGAAGTTATACTGGTTATTCGTACCATCCCAGAAATATAAGAACCCATCCTGGTAAGTTTTAGTAGCTGACTTAGATCTTTTCTCGGCGGCGATTACGAGGTACTGGTTCGTTGTAGTAAGACCACATACCTCATAGCCAAAGTCGAGACTTAGCGCATGTCTATCCCACCCAGGCCCATGTTGACCTGATACCGCATTAGACGGCGAAGCGTCATTGCTAAACGTGTAAGTAGAAACATAGGGGCCATTTCCTATGCACATTAGCCCGCCAAATAGGGTCATAGGATGCCAGCCATTATTAGTTTTAACAAGCCTATAAGCGAAGAGTAGGAAGTTACAGCCCGTTAAGTCATTGGCATTCACGGTGTAAACAGAAGCCGTGGTAGAAGCAACAGATGAGGTTAGGTGGAAATGATAACCAGCGGCCTGTCCCGTTGTAGCTCCGTTAATGATTGCTCTTACCTGAGAAGCGAATATAAAGTTGTTCCAACCTGTTGTCATAGAACCGTTATTTATCGTGACTGAACCTAGATTGTTATTAAGAGAATCGTGCATGGTGAGCGTCCAGTTACCCGTCCCAACCGTATTTACATACACTGCGACTGAATAGAATGGCTCAATATCTGGGACAAAGGAACAATAGTTTGTAGTAGCCTCTAAAATACCACTTGGTAGTACATATGTGTTAGTAAGCGTATTACTGACTTGGGAGGGACTTGAGATTTGGCCGCCAACAGATTGGGCATTGTTTCTTAAAATATCGTACGAACCATTCGTAGTGTCATACACCCCTACAACATACGAAGAAGTTGAAGCCGAAGGCCCGAACTGATCTGATCTAAACTTTGGAGTTCCTAGAAGTTGTCCATACATTGAAACCGTCTGTTGGCCTGGAATATATAGTTGGTCGGACTGCTGGTTATAAACAATCCCTGCCGATCCATTAGAGCTTAAGCTAGCTATTTGAGATATATTCCCACTTGTAGAAAATCTAGTTAAGTTCCCTAGTGTATCAATACCATATCTAACCCCATTGGGATCTTGTACCATAGCAGTAACAAGACCAGGGAGATTACCGGATAGTTGTCTAAACCCAGGTAGAACCGACATCTGCGAAGCTTTCTGCCTAAAGTCTAGGGCTTGGGAAGATTGAAAGGAATTGGCGATACCATACTTAGGGTCGATAGATGTACCACCAACGAATCCGTTTAAGTGGATCTTATCCTTGTTGCTGTTTATTGGGCCTTTTGGCATAGACGCTCCTTTAATAATAAAAAGCCCGCCGAAGCGGGCTAATAGCCTATGGGCTTATTATAACAGCTCGAACTCCTCTTTAGTCATTCTGGAGTTCATATAATTAGGAGTCAATGTATGGCAGTTATGGCAAAGGGTGCGCCCATTGTTAATATCGAATCTAAGTTCTGGATAGAAGGCCTGGGGTTTTATATGATCTGCCTCGATTTGTTCTTTGGAGCCACACCAAGTGCAAGTCCTACTGTCTCTTATGAAAACGGAGGTACGCCAATCACGGTACTCTGGGCTATGCCGTATTTTGTCCATCAGCGACTGATTACCATTTTTGTAAAGAGGGCTATTCTCGCCACTGAAATAGCGCCCCTTACAGCGTTTGGAACAGAATCTACCCCGCCCATAAGTTAAATCTGACCGATGAATGAGTCTGCTTTTACCACATACTTCACAGATCCTCTCTATTTTCGGTACACTTCGCCAATCCTGCACGCACCTAGAGGAACAAAATCTACCAAAGTTTGGGTGTTTAGCCAAGTAATCCGTAGTGAGTCGAGACTTAAATCTTTTACGGCAACTCTCACAGTCCTTAAAGGGGTATATTTTCGACTCGTTCTTTCTAGGTCTAGCCATAGATCCATTATAGCAAGTAACCTATTTAACATCGATACTAACCTGATAAACCACTTGGCGGTAACCAAAATATATTCATCACATTATCTCCGAGAGGCTTCTGTACGATACCTGTGGTCTTAGCAGCGTATACCTCGGTGAACTTCATCAGAAGATCCTCAAATAAGGCTTTGTAGGCCTCAGCCGAATTAACATCTTGTCGCTTCAGGTAATAATTATAAACGGCATAGTAGACCATTCCTAAATGATACTCTTCGGGAATATCAGGCACTAAGCCGATAGTACATTGGGCTGTATTTTCACTCGGCCCCTGATAATAATTCTCTAGGGTAAGTTGGGAGGTAGTTGCGGCAATAATGGGATACCAGTTACCATCTGTCCCGTCTGTGACCGAGAACATCATACCTACCATACTGGTACTAAAGGGCGTGGAAGGGCTTGTGACAAGGTTAGAGCCGTTTGTAACAGTCACAGTGGTAGTTGTAGTATCATCTAGCGTCATATCAGTCATACGAGGCTCATAAGAGACGATTAGGCCTGCAGTGACATTAGCTGAAGGGGTGGGATATAGTCCAATCTCATTTCTGCCCCTTACAAAGTAGAATTGGGGGGAGATGATGGTATTTGAGGGGACGACATTATACCTATTCCACAAGGCCTCTGAATCAATCTGTTGTAATGGCCAGTTATAGGTTGTGGGGCCAGTGTTAGATTTAACCTCAGTGATACGAACCATGTCTTCAGGAAAAGTATAGTACTGTTGTCCTGCAACGAGGTTTGCTACAACTTCTTTTCGAGTCCAATACCTACGGGCAGAGTTCTTAAACAGGCGGATAGCTTGGTTAATATCTTGCTTAGCATTGGTAATATCCTGTAGGTTCGTAGTTAACGAAACACCAGTCATATCAGCTACACGGGTATATGCTTGTGTAAAAGTTATAATTGTGTTATCCCTTCCAAATAATAAAAGACTTCGCCAGAGGGCTGAAGCCTGTGCTCTAAGTATAGCATTAGATAGCCTCCACCAAGATGAAGGCTGGTGCAGTCGAACTACAGGTTATGGTCTGTGTCCCAGCGGCTGATCTTATACCAACATTATATGTTATAGATCCTGCACTAGGAGTATATATTGCAACTGCCATAATTGTGTTACCAATCCCAGACTGTTCTACTTCTTGTAACTGAGTACCCGACCCTACTGTTCCGCTCCATATACTTAGGAAAGATTGCGTGCTACCACCATTAGAGAAGAGAGGTGCTAGAGCAGTTACCTTGACTCTTCTACCTCCCGCTGGAATGGTTACGGTTACACCAATGGGAACACTACCAGCAACTGCTGTAGTACTAGTAGCAGTTGAGTTAGAGGTTATCTGAGCGTAACCAAGCGTAATAGCACTCGTAGCAAGCATTGGGGCTGTGATTGTATTGTTAGGTACTGAGAAAGTACCAGAACTCATAGTAAAGCCGTTAGAGGCTGTTAAGAGTCCTGAGAATGTCCCTGTCGTGCCTCCGACTGCACCGTTTTGTAGAGTTACGCTACCCACGGTGACATTAGTTGAAACCGAGTAACCTGTGATTGTATCTACCGTTAAAGTTGGATTTGAGATAGTAGCTGAATTAATGGTTGGACTCGTGAGAATTTTATTAGTAAGAGTTTGGCTTCCTGTTAAAGTAACAACACTTGCAGGAAAAGTCGGTGTTCCGCCAATAGTATAGGTTCCGATAAGTGTTCCTGAAAATGTCGGGCCACTAATTATAGGCGAAGTAATAGTCTTATTAGTTAATGTCTGAACATCATTAATAGCTACAGGTTGTGAACTAACCGAAAGTAGATTATTAATGGATACCCCAACCGTAGAAGTGGTGGAAGCATCATAAATAGGAAGAATATCTACCGAGTGGTCGGTTGAACCCGAGTAAGTAGGAAGTGCATTTACAGTAATATTGGTCATATCATTTCCACCAAGATGAAAGCAGGGCTAGTAGCCGAAGCATCCAAAGTAGCCGTTCCACCACCAGCCGCTAAAAGACCAACATTATAAGTCTTGGAACCTGCGGCTGGGGTGACGATACCTAAAGCCGTAACTGTACCAGCCGCCGTAAGAGCTACAGCGTTTGTAATCCTAGTTCCTGATCCCACGGTTCCGTCCCAAATAGACATCTGACTATTTGTGGTTGCCCCGTTTAAGTTATCACACCATGCAGTTATTTTAACTTTTCTTCCTCCTGCTGGAATGGTTACCGTTACTGTTAACCCTGTAACCTGAACTGCACTTGATGAAGATGTCGGAAAACTACTCGTTATCTGAGCATAACCAAGCGTGATAGCACTCGTAGCCAGCATAGGGGCGGTGATAGTGTTATTGGGTAGGGTCAGAGTACCGCTAGATAGGGTGAAGCCACTAGAAGCTGTTATAAGCCCACTTGCGGTTACGGTAGTCGGGGTGATTGCTCCGTTATTCACACTAAGTCCATAAACCGTTCCGACAGAAGCACTAGAGAACCCTGAGACTGTGTCTACAGTTAAGGTAGGGTTAGAGATCGTAGCCGTATTGATAGTGGGGGCGGTTAGAATCTTGTTTGTGAGAGTTTGTGAGCCTGTGAGAGTTACAACTGAGGCGGGAAAGGTCGGGGTTCCGCCTATGGTGTAGGTACCGAGGATCGTACCCGACAGCGTAGGCCCCGAGATAGTAGGAGTTGTTAAGACTTTATTTGTTAGGGTTTGAGAGTCGGTTAGTCCCACCGCAGCAGAGTTTAACCCAAGATAGTTTAATTTACTAATGGATTTAGTTGTTGAGCTAGAACCCTGCCACAAAAGAAGAAGATCAGCCGAATTATCGGCAGAGGTTACAGCTGGGAATTGGGAGATATTCAAATTGCTCACAAACCACTCGCAGTCCAAGTAGTAGCGTTTTTAGGTGTTACTGTTACACCAGCGTCTACTACAAAATTTAAGGATTGATCGACTAAAAAGTTACCCGATTGATCTACCACATTATTAATCGCTCCAACGGTGACATAACTACCAACCCAGTTAGTATCATTCTTACTTGTATTTGTCCAAGCTGTACTATATTTACCGACTACATTAGTGGGGGTTGTAATGAGAAAGTTACCTAAATTATCTACCAAGAAACTACCTGAGTTGGTAACTAAATTCTCATTACCTACAGTAACAACATAGCCTGATCCTGATTGAGGAGTCCATTGAGTTGGGTTCTTTACGGCCACAGGAGCCTCCTAAACCATATTAAAGAGAAATGATACTACAGTCGATCCACTGGTCTTTAGGTAAATGTTGGTCATGTTAGCACAATCAAATGTTACTGTCTGTCCTGCGGGAACGGCGAAATAGGCAGTCTGGGTAGAGTCTTCTGATACCTGAACAGGGTTAGTTACAGGAGAGACAATAAACTGAGCAGCATTAGTCGGAACGACAATAGTTTTAGTCGTGTTAACTGTTACGGGGGAGGTTACAGGAGTACCCGTGTTGTCCTGAGTCTGAATAAAATTACCTAGAACCCCCGTCATAGCGACACGGTTCCCATCGGTACGAATACCACTAAAGTTAGACGCTGTTTGGCCAGAAGCGGGTGGTTGCTTAAATGTAGGTGGTGTATATGCCATGAATTCTCCTAATAATAAAAAGCCCCCTTCGGGGGCTTGTTTGCCTATAGACTGATTGTACTCTTAATTTATAGTCGAGCCAATACTTATTAAATCAGTACTCATCTATCAAACGACTGTTCGGCTAACCTGGGGAATCACATATATATCATCAAACCAGACATCCATGTTCAAGTTAGCCGCCCCACCCGTGTTCACATAGAGAAGTTTGGCTGTGACCCACACTGTACCAGCCCCAGCGGTGAATGATCCCGAGTATTTAGTCCATCCCGTCGTTGAGTTTATCTGGGTAGCAGTGGAGTTACTGATGATGTTACTGCTTGCATCCCTAGCGTAGAACTGAGCGTACGCACCCGTGGTTGCACTGCCGCTGTTTACTGTCGTCTTCATCCAATATGACCAAGTTATTACCTGGTTGGCGACTGCGGGGAGTACAAACCCTAGAACCGGCGGCCCGATAGATGAGTATTGAATGATCTGTGCTGAGGCTGTCGAGTTACCGTTCGGATCAAGATGCAATGAATAAGTCCCACTATTGCTAGTTGAGGAATCGAAGTAAGCAAGCATTCCGTTAGTGAGGGGATTAGCATACCAGCCATAGATCCTTTTAGTCGTAGAGCCAGCTGATGTTCCGTCGATCCAACGATTCGTCGTGGCGGTTTTAGCTGTAAATGGTGGAGCATTCTCAAAGTCTCCATTATAGATAAGCCCTCGGTTGGCAAGGGTTCTGCCTGAAGCAAGAGTTCTGCCACTAGCTAGCGTTCTAGCCATTATCTATAGCTGACTGTTATATCCGGTGCGACAGTTCCTGTTGTAACAAGTGTAAGTCCCGTGGAGAAAGCAACATCAAGAACGAACGCCCCTGATAACGAGAGGGTATTGATGACCGCTATAATTGTGCCTGATCCAGCAGTATTATCATAAACTGTACAGGTAGAGGCAACCGTACCGAGTGTATTTACACTGATATTATGCAATACGCCAGCACCCGACTTTACCGTGGTAGTGGTAGCAGTTGAAATATGAGCATAAGAATGACCAAATGGATAGGCTGTAATACTATCATTAACATTGTCAATCTTTGTTGCGAGATAAACTTTAGTATTACCGTTTATATCTGCTTGGGCGGCGTAGTAATCACCGTCTGTCACTGTGGGAGCAGACGACTTATATTGCACCATTGGAGCGGCTCCGAGAACACCCGTACCTGTAGTGTTGTTGGCTGAAGTTGCAGATCTAACTCTATCCCAGTTCGTACCGTTGTAAATCCACGGGCCGACTGCACCTACAGATCCGCCAGCAATAGCATCAGATGCAACCTGAGCCAAACTAGCCCAGCCCGTTAGGTTACCCGACGCACCGTTCATACCTATGTAGAAAGCATTAGCTGGTACACTAGATCCCGTAGCGGAACCAGTATTTACCACCCACGGAGATGTCCCCTGGTTAACAGTTCCGATTACTTTTGTAGTTTCGGCAGATAGTGTGGCGGCAGTTACAGACCCCGAATCGGTTACGGTGTGCAGGTTAGTACCAGTGCCTTGCGTAACTGTAGTGGTTGATCCTGCCTGGAGAGTTGATTGAACGGCAAAGGTTCCTGTTCCTATAACGGTTGCATTGAGTGCCGCTGCTGTAGGTTGAGACACTAAGAGACGACTAGAGGAATCTAATAAGGGTTCATTCATCTGTCCATTAGTTAGGGTAGGGAGACTCGATAGATACCTCCCAAGAGCTAGTGTTCCCGTGGCAGGGGAAGTAATAGCTAGTTCTTGATACTGAGTTCCACCCCCTCCCCCAGATGAGGATACCTGAAGTAGGTGAGTTACGGGATCGGCTTCTAAGACTACAGGGGTGATACCGTCGGCAGTTGAGGCCGCTATAAGTAGCGGATTACGGTTTGCGTCTGTCGGTGCTGAATAGGGGCTTCCTGATCGGTTAGACATGAGTATCCTTTATAAATAAAACCCCCCTTGAGGGGGCTGAGTGCCTTTGTTTTATTATACCAGATCTTGAGGGTAGAGTGACTTTTTACCTGTCCATCTTCGTTTATCTTCATCTAATTCTTGTCTTTCTAAGATTAGGGCATCTCGTTTAGCCATAATAGATTTCTCTTTTTCATCGAGATAGGTTAGTTTCTCGTTAGCTTCCTCTCCTAATAGTTTATATCTTTGTTGTTCTTTTATGTATTCCTTTTGAGCTTCGGCTAGTTTCGTCTCTAAAATACTCTGCTGATCCTTTAAACCATCTTCAATCTGCTCATAATTATCCTTTAAGGTATCGGTGTCTAGGATAAGATCATCAACCTCAGTTTTAAGGGTAGTTCGTTCATACTCAAATCTCACTTTATCATCCTCTAGCTTAGCAACCTCGCTCTTGAGATCGAGTAACTTTTCATTACCCTCACTGACGAGCTGGGTAATAGCCCCGTCTTGCTCCTTCATGTAAGCATCTAGTCGCCTAGATTCTGCCTGTAAAGTCTTTAGCTCTTTATTGGCTAGGGTTATCTCAGACTTAATAGCCGATAACCTGCTTCCGTTCTCATTCAACTCCTCGGCCGAGTACTTAAGCTGGGACTGGGTTTTTGCTCGTTGGGAGTTAATCTCCTCTTTGACGGATTCTAGTTCCCTGTTAGCCTCTTGGGTTTCCTCACGGATACTCTCTAGTTGTTCTTCTTTAGCCTTAACTCTAGCCTCATAGACAGACAAAGAGATAGGGGCTTTGTCTAAAAGCTTCCTCTGAGACTCCAGATACTCTTCTTGAGCGTCTAGTTCCTTACTTCTCTGCTGTAGTTTTTCTTGGCTTAAAGTCATCGAAGTTTGGCTTGACCACTCCTAAGTAAATCTTGTCGATCATCTGCTCTTGCAAGAGTCCATCATTCCAGTTAAATGACCTGGCTTGAGTCTCCGAAACCTTAGTCTCAGATACTCGTTTTTTTGCTACGAGTCTCTTATAGAGCCCCTCGATGAATAGATCGGCGTTAGCTCCGATTAATACTTCTGACTCACCAGGCTGGATCTCCCACATTTGTTCTTTTCCAGGAGCTACTTGAGAGTAACCGTTAACAAACGCCTTACGGCCAGTGGTGACACGAACCGCACCATTATCGGTGAACTCTTCTGTTTCTCCATCGTGAGGGAAATACTCCCATTCAAACGGTTCGTCATCTAGGTTGATTACTCGAACATTATCTAGGGGTTGGTAACGATCTCTTAAGCGATCTCGAAATCGCTTATTTTCCTGTACGCTTGTTGCTGTTGGACGGTTCTGTTGTGGGCTCTTCTGTGGCACTAGTTATCTCCTCAATAAGTTCATTAAGTAACCGATAACCACCATTAATATTGTGTCGCTCAATTATAAGACTATCAATTTGCTGGGTAAGTTCAGAGAACTTCTCCTCTATAACAAGCTTCTTCTTTTCTAATGATGATTTATCCATAACTAGATTAAACCACAATAAAGTGGCTTGTACTAGACTTTCCCAGTGGCCTTACAATTAGTGCAATGGAGTTCGGGGGTTTTAAGCCCCGTTCCTCCGCATTGGTCACATTCTACTGTGACTTTAATAAAGTGACCTTTGGCATCCCTTAATGGAGGGGTGACATTCATCCTAGCTCGCTGCGAAGGTACCAGTCTGAGCTGTGACCCACCAAGCTGTACCATCTCCGACGATAGTAATCGCATCACCTACGACTGCCGTACCTTGAGTGTTTGTAAGAGTTGTAGTTGTGGTGATTGCTGTACCCGTAGCAGTAGTCTTAGCATGGATTACCTGTGCTCCTGTGACCGTAAAACCAGCCGTAGTGTTAGCGGTAGTAAAGGTGTACTCTAAACCGTTGGCACAAGTTGGTAGCGTCCATGAGGGGCTACCACTAGTTGATCGGTTTTGGAATACTCCACCGGACTGTGCAGCCGTTAGAACTACGGTTGCACCGACTAAGGCACTCTGTACCACTGGAGCGGTAAGACCCGTTGTAGAACCAGTGTTAACTAACCCTACGGTTGTAGTAGACCCAGTGGTGTTGATACCACCTGTACCTACTGAGAGAGTGGCAGTGCTAGTAGCACCCGCCGTCCCGATGTTTACATTCTTGTTTGTACTCAGACCATCCTCACGGACAACCTGAATGTACTTCTCTATAAGTCTGTTTCGGTTAGAAACTGCCATATTAAGTACCCTTTCAATTAGTTAATTAAGCGAGCGTGAGCCAGACTGGGCCAGCGTTTGAGGCTGAGATTGCTACACGAGTGTAACCGATGATCGGTGCAGTCGAGGCTGTAGCAGCCTTGATGTTACCAGCAGTTGTTACGCTCTGAGCGAGGGCTCCACCGACAGTGATAGTACCACCAGCATCGTTTAGGAGGTTACAAGCTCCACCAACCTGTACCCAACCGTAGTTAGTAACAGTCGATGAGTTAACGACAGGCATGATGGTTGCACCAACTGGGAGGGCGGCTGTCGTTGAAGTGTTCACTGACTGGTAAGGACTGAGCAAAAGGTTAGCGGTGTCCGTACCAGGAACGAGAGCCGTCGTGTGACGGAAGTTCTCAGCCAAGTAAACGGTGACATAGCCTGTTGTGGCAGCCGCAGCCGTGTTGCCCTTAATGCGGTACGAGTAGGAACCCGTATCAGCAGCAGCACCACCGACGATGATCTCTAGGAACCCTTCAGCGAACTGATCCTGAGTGATAGCCGTCGAACCGTTGGTTAGGACGATAGTACCGAAGCCTGACTGACTACCAGCGTAGTTAGCGGCGACCTGTCCACCTGTACCTGAAGCGGTAATCGCAAGTCCCTGGAAGTTTGCAGTAATGGCAGGGGCCGTTACGACAAGTCCTGGAGCGATCGTGGCAGTCCCGCCGAAGCTAACATAGCGGTAGCGGCGACCATCCTCGGTCACACCGATAGCACCGAACTGTGTCTGCTTGGTTGTGGTCAGAGTGTTTAAGTCTGTCTCTGTTAATATTCTAATTCCGTCTTGCATGTGAGTAAATCCTTTCTAAGTAATCTAATTGCTGGTTATACCTGTCAATTTGCCGTTACGACGAGGCTGACGGTGGATCAAGTTACCCATAAGAATGAGTAATCCGACTTCACCATACTGGTTGACAGGGGCGATCATCTCACGGAACTGCCATGCTGATGGGAAGGGAACATCCTTGTAGTAACCCTCAGTCACCTCAACTGTGCTTGAGATCTGGCGGAGAGAAGAGTCCTGTAGACGCTTGAACTCCATGTAGTTCTCGTTAAGCCAGAAGAAGGTCTGTGAGGTACAGTTGTCGTCAGCAACGAGCGGACGAGCACGATAGGTGATAGCATCGAAACCAGCGAAACCAGAGGTCTTGTTGGAAGGACGAGCCGATCCGTTAGGTGTACCACCATCAACTTGGTCATAACCCCTAAGCTGTAGGGTGTCGTATCGTGCTGAAACCATTGGCTGAATCAAACCCTCGATGTATGTCCAAATCGTCTTAGTGGTAAGACCGATGGTTGGAGTCTCAGAGGTTGAGGAAGCCGCACGAACATTGTCCATCTCACTCGACAAGTAATCGAGGGTGATGATACCCGAGGTAACTGCGGTGACATCAGCGTTAATGAAGGTGTTAGTTGAACGAGTGAGACCAGCGTATGAGCTAGAGTTCGTACCAGCGTCAACGATCAAGGCAAGACCATCGAAGTCCTTACCCGAACCGACACCGTAGGCGATCTGACCGACAGCCTGGTTAGCCGATACCTTCGCCTCGTCAAGACGAGTCTTAAGAAGCATAAGAACCTGCTTCTCGTTATTGGCGTTAACCGCTCGCTCGATACCAGGTACAACGACTGACTGCTCGAAGGCGGCCAAGTACCAAGTCATTAGACGAGTGTTGTTAGTAGCAGCCGTGGGGAAGGTATCCATTCCTGAGAACGATCCACCCGTGGTCGAGTTAGCGATCTCGATCGGCTGTGCCTCATAGACACCACGCCAGGTGCCTGGCTTGTTTAATATTCTTGCTAAAAAGACATTCGAGTTGTTGATCTGGTCGACGATACTAGGCAGAATGTCCTGGTATGTGATGTCGGCAACTCGGTCTGTGAAAACCATTCCTGCCATGTAAAGCTCCTTAGTTACTTATTTAAGGCATACAAAAAGCCCGCCGAAGCGGGCTTAAATTTGCCTAATAACTATATATTAAATGGTCTTAGTTACTTTTGCAACAGGAGTTTTAGCGGGAGTCTTTGATACCTCTGCTTCCACCTTAGTCGCTAAGTGCTCAGTTAACACACTAACCTTAGACTTAAGACTCTCGACCTCTGCTTCTAACTTAGCTACGGTTGGAACCCCAAACTTAGCCTCTTCTTTAGAGAAGATAGCATCTAGCTCATTGAGAGCTTCGTGGAAGTTATCCTTATGAATAGTCGTCTTAATGTTATCTGAGACATGTTGAGCCTGCTCTTCAGTCCAAACTCCTGATTTTACTAATGCTGCGATCCACCAGTTATGCATGATTTACCAATCCAAACTTTCAATTAAATTATCTAGGTCACGGGATGAGGAACCAGAGTGAACCCTAGCCTTGTCTTTAGGTTGTTCTGCCGTTCCTTTATTGCGGGAGCTACGCTTGGCGATCTTACCACGCTCTGCGTCCTCTTTGGCCTGGGCTGTCTCTTGTGGGTTCTCCCGCTTAAACATTCTAAAGGCTTCTTCAAAGCCGATGTGCTTATAAGGCCGGCCTGCATTATATTCTTCCATATAACGAGTATTTGTAGTCTCCTTAAAATCAATGATCTCTTGAACTAGCTTAACCCCAGGGTCGTCGGCAAAGTCCTTAGACCCCACTTCAGCCTTAAATCTAGGTAAGTCGCCGGATCGTTGTAAGGCTCCAATGTCAGTCCTATCAGCATCATCTTCACGCTTCTTAAACTCAGTGGCCGCCTTAGTGGTCTCTTGTCCTCTAAAGTCAGCCTGTAGTTTCTCGGCCTGGGTCTCAAGCATTGCAAAACCCTTAATGGCTAGGGCTTGGTCACGGTCGTCTAGGAACTTAAACCCTTGAGGAAGCTGGGAGGGGTCTAAGACCTTAAAGGTTTCAACCTTCTCTCCTACTTGCCCACGAACGGTGATAGGTGTGAGGTTATCAATAATGTACTTCTGTTCAGGGTTGAAACCTGTGGTATCACCCCTAATCTCGTCAACAGGTTTATCTACGGGGTCTTCTTCGTCTCCGTCGATAGTGTAGCCATCTTCTTCAGTAGCTTCCTCTGTCTCGCTATCCTCTTCGGCCGCACTTTCGTCTGATTCAGTATTATCATCTCCGCTATCGTCAGATTCATCTTTGTCTTCTGTTCCCACAGCCTCTTCTACCTCTTCCACTTTATCGGTCTTCTCGTCTTTTAGATCCTCGATAGGGTTTAGTTGGTCATCTAGCATATCGAGCTTGGCATCTAGGTTTAGTTCGTTTGCCTTATCGTTCATATGGGCTTCTCCTAATTAAAGTTATTGTACCACATTAAAAGGATGGAATACCTGTAACATCTCCCGGGCTGGGGGTCTGTGGAGCTGCTGGGTTAGGTAGAGGGAGTCCTGCGGTAACATTACCACCACCAGGCATACCTGCCCCCATCGGTGGGGTCTGAGGTGGCATTCCTGCGGGGGGCATTCCTGGTGGCATACCTGGGGGTAATCCTCCTGGAGGAGGTGGCATCATACCTGGCTGACCCATTGGTGGCTGTCCACCCATAGGCGTTGGCGGCGGCATAAGTGGAGGAAGTGGTGGAAGTGGAGCCTGGGGTTCGAGAGCTTGAATACCCTCTTTAGTAGCCTCATCTAGCTGTGTACGAAGCTCTAAGGACTCAACGGCCTTAGTAGTGTACTTGAGCATAGCGTTCTGATACCTACGAGGAGCCTTTAGGAAGTCATCACTAATCATTAGTTTACGAAGTGATAGTACAAACTCCTTACTACAGTCATCAGGGTCTTTGGGTTCTTTTCCACCCATGATCTCGGTGTAGGCGATGAAGGCCTTAGCCTCGTCCATCTCATCTAGCCCGTCTCTTGCGAGTGCCATTGGGTCGGTCTTCTGCTTGGCCCAGTTATCATACAATTGCTGTGGGTTCTGTAAGTGAAGGAGCTTGTAGGCATCGAGTAATGAAATAGCCTCACCCATCTTAAGAAGTTGTAAGACGACCGCCTCTTGTCGTTGCTTATCAAACGGTAGAGTAGTACCACTCTTTACATTAACGGCGATGCCATCCTCGATTAGATCACGAGAGATAACCAAGTGGTCGAACTCACCATCCCCACCGTTGTAGACAAAGTAGTGCTTTTCGTTGTACCAAACTACCATCATCTGTACGAGGAAGTTAAAGTAGGCGTTCATAAACCTGTCGATAGCTCTTACATACAGGTCTTGCCTACCCGAGGCTTGGTTCTTCTTCATCATAGCCTCTCCCAGGGTCTCTCTATCAGGATCGCCATCATTAGAACCCGAGAACTCGGATGGAGTACCCATGATCGCATGAACCGTAGTTCTAAGATCTTGTTTATCTGCCATTAGGAAGTCAGGAATCTCAGGAGGATCTAATCTATAGATTAAGTTGTCATTGTTAATCCCTGGTTGTCCTGTAATAACGATATGCTGGTTGGGGTCGCCTGTTAGGTCTTGAGACTGGGCTTTATCAATCCCTGATCTTGTATCGATGACCAAGATTCCATTGGCTTTGTCGGCGATCTCCATAAGCTGTCGGCCACGCTTGAATAAGACGAGTTGAATAGGGGTAGCTTGTTCAACGGCCGAGGTCTGGTCGATCCAATGTTGACCATCATTATCAAAGTTTAAGGGGATGAAGGGCTTTTTGGGTGCCTCTAAGAAGTTCTTACTTCGAGTTGCATACAACCAGTTGGGGTTTCTATCTTTCTCTAGGACAAGCTCACCCATGTAATAAACTACCGCCTCCTGCGCCTCGTAGTCACTATCGTAATGTGTTAGCCAGACTTCACGGACTGAGATTACGGTGTCTAGTTGTTTTGGTGTCCCACGGACGATTCCACACTCTTTATAAATATCTTCTTGTTTCTCGGGCCATCTTGAACAGGCTTCGTTAATAGTCATCTTCAGATAACGACAGATAAAGGCTGGGTTCTCACCGAGTCGGGCGTTCTTATCAATAACAACTTCTTCAGGATTTATGGCAATAGGGATAATCTCACCATTCTTACCGTGCGAAGGATCGAACATTAAATAGATCAAACCAATCCTACGGTTGAGAGCGTTTCTTACTGCCTCCTCCATAACCTGCATTAAGTTAACCTTAAGCGAGTGAGCCATAGTGATCTTCTCCAGGTCTTGGGCGAAGATCTTACTCTTAGGTGTGTCTTGGGCTGGGGAGATCTCAGGTTGTGGCGTTGAGGCGGTGACATAGGCTAGAATGGCCTGTTGTGCAATATAGATCTGGTTCTCCTGGTAGGGAATTTGGAATCTATAAAGGGACTTAACATCAATCCCTCTATTTAAGTAAGTTCTGGTGTTGGCACTTCTAGCTGTGCGTAGGTTATAGCCATCGGGGTTGTTCCAGTACCCTACCGAGTCATCAATCCTCTGTTCTAGGTTTTTAATGATCTGATGATCGGGAATGTCTATTTCAAGTGTAGGGAGTTCATCAATAACACCGCTAATAGTTTCATTAAGACGATCTACCTTCGTATCGTTTAACGGTGGTGCGGTTTGTCCTTGATCCCAGGTGGCCATAATACTCCTTTAATTACAAAAAGCCCCTCAAAAATTGGGGCTTAAGCCTATGGTTGTATTGTACCACGCTCCCTATAATGACGCATACACAGATAGTAGCTTGATCCGCCTGCACGCTCTGATGCATCCGCCCAGTGGTCTGTCCTCAATTTCTCCCGACGAGCTTTACTGTTCGGGGGTATATATATCTTACGAGTCTCATATTCATCAATGATCAGAATCTCGCCCTCTGACTTACAAGGGCGATTGATCATCTCAATCCCCTCTCCTCTACTGCGTACATGATTTAATAAGCGATATTCTACTGGGTCGCTACCTTGACATGCTAAACGGCTCATACGGCCTCCTTATTGAAATAAAATTCGGTACAGATTCTTACAACTATGACATTGGATCTCGATCATCTGCTGGCCTGGCTCAAATGCCTCCCACGGTACTCCAATATCATTAGCTACCACTATGTTCTCTGTATTTCCCTTAAAGATAATTCGCCCACAACCACAACGCCACGCCTGCATTTTAGGGGCTTCGGGGAACATACGAGAGTGGAACGTCATAAAGAATCTCATCTGTACATCCAGTCCCTATTATCTTCTTGCTTACTTGCGGCGATAGCTTTGGGGTCTATGTGATAAGCCTCAGCCTCTCCGTTCTCATTAACTATAAACGATTTAGGTTTAGTATCAAACGCATGAGGGGTTACGATCCCTGCTTCTCGCTTGAACGAGTAGACGAAGGACTCCAACCCGTATCTCATAGCATCCATTAAGTGGTTGTTTATATCTTCTGGCTTATTGAGGATCGTACCATCCTTATCCTCGATCCATAGGTAGTTTCTGTACTCTTTAATTAAGTTAACACTTCGCTTGGTAACACTAATCCTCTGGTCTTGGACATAGGCGATACCCTGGTTAACACTCCCTGGGCCTTTATTAGCTCCTATAATTGGAACTCCGTAGGTTGCGATCTCATCTATACTCTTGGGCTCTGAAGAGTCGGCATAGACTAGGGTTTGAGGGTCTTCACAGTTCTTTAAGTACTCAGCGATAGCACGATTACTCATACCTTTTTGGTAGAATCTCTCGTCTAATATAATCCCGCCGTTGTATTTGTAAATATCAAGCAATGCCGCTGGGTCGTTAGAGTAACCAAAGTCCAGACCTCTACGCTCAAGTTTGGCTTCGTGTGGGATCTCATCAATAATCCCCCAACCTGTGTAAATCCTAGAATCTATCTCACCCAACTGTCCTTCCCCGTACACTCGCCACCATTGTTTATTGTGACGGTGGGACTCAATCTCGTTAATGACTACAGGATCTAGAGCTTCGTTGTCTTTATAAGTTAGGGTAATGAAATCTATATCATCTCTGTGGGGGATAAGCTCGGTATAGAACCAGAACTCATGGGTTGGGTTCCAGTCGAGCCAAGTAAGCTTACGAGTACGGGTCATTAGTTGGTCGGCAATTTTATAATCTAGGTTGTTACACTCGTTAATGAATAGTATGTCCCTACGAGGGCCGTGCGCCTTACCATAGGTATCAATAGCTCTAAACTCGATCTTAGACCCTGTGTGGAAGGCGTACTCATGTTTGGTGTCGTGCCAGTTATCATCACTCCAATAACCTCTGTCCTTCATGATTAGCTGAAAGTCACGAATAGCTCCGTCTGATAGGTGCGGATAAGTTTCAGAGACTACAGTGATGAGTTCGTTGTTGTTCGTTTGGGCATAATCTATTAACCAAACAAGAATTGAGATCGTCTTAGAAGCCGAGGTTCCCCCAGCTACCGCTCTAATTCTCTTCGTGAGTTGGAATACTCTTCGTGTTGCTGATGTGTCCTGAAACACTAACTTCCTCTGGTCGTCCACTGATACCTCCATAAATCGGTATGATTACATTAACTGTACCAGGATCGCCACCAGTTCCATAGCCATGCTTCGCTAACCACTCTGCCCATTTGTTATCGCCTTGCATGGCCTGCATGATAGCGACGGTAATGATTGCTTTAATGGGTGCGCCCTTAAATGTCTTACCGTTAAATAAGAAGTTTTCTAGGGTGAACTCCTCATCATTGAGTAACTTTTGAATGTGAGTGGATAGACTTAAACTGCCCTTTGGTCTGCCGTTGGGGTTGGGGGCTACACCTTTCTTAAACTGGGTATCAGGATTAGGAAACGGCACCTTTTGTCCACCTATTAGTTAAGGTTAGTATACCACCCATCCTTAATTGCGTTACTAAAGTCTAGTATTTCTTGTTTTAATATCTGATCTTTGCGTTGTTTAGGATTACGGATGGCACGCTCATTGAATTGAAAGCTAATGTTTGGTCTTTGTAATTCTAGGTATTCCCTATAGCTTACCTCTAACACCCATAGCGGTGCGATACGGAACCAATAGTCTCTAAACCCTATATCATCTAACATAGAATTAGTATATCACTCCTACAGTTACAGTCGTTCACGATTGTTTGGCATCGTTAGATTCTGCCAAGCCTGAGTCGTGGGTGTTCGGTATTGCCTCTGGGGTGTCGTTCCAAAAGGGGTTGAATCTACACCTTTCGTGACGCTGGCCACTAGGGTAGCAATCACAGTAGTCCTCGGAACAGTGATGGTAGTCACTATCGTAATCAGCGACCACGTTGTACATATCCTCGACTTCGTGTGACTTAATATAGTCAACCAGAGTTTTGCGACAACCGTAAAACCATCCATAACGAGGGCTCGTACCATAATCAATATCACCGTTCTTACATAGAGCGTTTATCAATAACCATGCTGTAGCTTCGCCTAAGCCATCCTCAAGCTCCTTATAGTCATAAGTGTAGTTCTTACCTTGTTCGTTCCAATGTAGAAGCTCAACCATTGCCCTCAACTGATAAAGGATTGATTCCTCACCGCTTCCGTATCCGTAGCCAAATGGCTCATTGAACCAGTCACGGAAATGTTGGTCTACAGATTTACTCATCACTTACTCTCCTTATCTGTTAGCTGGGATAATCTGTCGGTGAGGTGGTCTTTCATTGCCAGTGGAGCAAAACCACAAACATTACATGACTTGTAGCCCTTACCGTTAAACTGGTGTGAACCAAACAGTACTAGCCCCTCCATGACACTGTTCCACCACGGTTCCGCTTCTTTAATGAATCTCTCCAGCTCCTCTATTGCACCACGACGATACCCTCTGTCTTCTGCTTCTTGGAGGAGGAGGGAGATAATTTCAGCCTGCTTAGATATGAGGCGCTTGTACTCTCGGGCGTACTCCATTGCTGGTAGGTCTTTTCTCGCCAGTACCATGAGCTGACCGCTGATCTGTGACCATTCTGATTCTTGCATGACTGCTTGGTCTCTAGTGTTTGAGTCGGGGGTAGATTTGGGCTTCTTGACCGCACCGTGGTTATCGCTATTCCACACAGTCCTGTAGGTCTTGCGTCTCATTCTCCACAGATGGGCAGCCTTAGCTGGTACTAAGAACTCAGGGAGCATATGCCACTTACTCTCCTTATTTGTGCCCGCTAAGCGACCCGTCAATATTGCGGGCTGGTAGTAATCAAAGCCACCCTTGAGCCAGCTTGAGCTTTTCCACCCATTGTGTAGCGGGAAGTGAAAACTAATGAACCGTGCGCCAGGTTGGTTACCAAAGTAGATCGTGAAGCCGTCTCGCTTCTCGTGCATGATGTGCCAGCCCTTACTCATGGGGTACCTCTGGGGTGGGGGGAACTTCCTCGGGGGCTTCGTCTTGGCTTTTGCACGTCTCATCGGTATCGATCACTCTGGCCCTAATCGGACTCCCGATAAACTCTCCTAACGTGGCCACCTGATTAGCGTGCTCCAAGCAACTCTTGTAGAACTTCCCAGCCCAGTCGTATTCAACGGTGGCGGGTCGGCCGCAAATCTTAATACTCATGACTCATTGTTCTCCTGGTTAAGTTCTGAGATACGCTGCATTACATTGTCGTGTATCCAGTCCGCACAGCCACATGAGGGCTTCTCGTGAGCGTTACAGGGCGTAAGATCCGCTATTTGCTGTAGCTCATCTACTTGGGCTCTCGTAATAAGGGATTGGATAGCGTCGATTGTACTCGGCATTTCCTTTGACTGTGAGTTCTTGTAGTTGTTTATCAGCTTTGCGCTCTCGTAGTCTTTGTAGGAGTAATCCTTATCGTGGCTAAATGGGTGAGCTAAATCAATATCTTGTCGGACATGTCTTCCCAAGAGTTGATATAGTATGTCCTCTAACTCCTCTCTGTATGGGAGCTTGGCAGGGTTGGCATCGGGAGCTACTGCAGGTTTGGAGTCCTCGTGAGGCGGTAATGCCGCCGTAAGCGTCTCGCCAGTACAACAGCCGTCACAACCATGTACGCCCATAGCTTTAATACCGTGAACCTCCATGTAGGCGACCGAATCGGGGTCAGAGTGGCCGATGCTGTGTTCACATAGTCGTTCTACTAAGAAGTTCTTATCGCTCCTTATAAGCATCGGTGAGTTCTTTAGCGGGTGGTCTGACGGGGCGTGGAACGGGCATGGAGGGGTACACTGGTCTTTGGTGTGAACCTTGTAGCCGTCTACTGTCTCTGCCTGGTTGGATGGTTGGTCGGCAACTAATGCCTTGAGATCTTTCGCCGTGAGTACAACTATGTTGTCGTCAGGTTGATTGAGAGCTTCGGCGGGGTCATTCATCATTGATCTAGCGACATCCTCGAAACTGAATATCGGATCGGTAGTCTCCAGTATCGGGCTCTGTGGTTCGTCGTCTAGCATTGGCTTAATCTCACCGTCGATGAGTTTCTTTAGAAGTCCCTTTGTAGGTTGGGGGGACTCAGGAACGAACTTCTGGCCAAACACCCTTACCTCCAATACTTTCTTGTTCTTACCTGGCTTAATCTCGATCATGCCGCTCTGGTACTCTGTCTCTGCCTTATTGGACTCAGACTTTGGCATATCGTTCTCCTTAGTTATCTTGTTTATCCTCGATAGCGAACTTACCAGCATCTACTAGGATTTGATTGTAACTTTTGCCCTTATACTCGCCCGTGGTGAAGTAAGTATTAGCCATTGCGTAGCGAACTAGCTCTTTGAGGCTTGTGTCAGTGTTTACGGCCAACTGCTTCCAAAGTTTGTGTTCGGCAGATTCTAATGTAAGTGTTAAGTTCTTCATAGTATGTATCCTTTATTACTGCTTTCAGTATAACAGTAATACCGTATTATGTTAAGTTATCTTGTTATTGGACTTGGGGTAGGTTCCACCAGGCTTGGCTACTTCGCCGTAGGGGGTATCTGACTTACTGGTAACTACTCCTGAACCGTTGCAGTTGGAGCATTTCATCTCGTTACCGTTGTGGTAGTAGTAACCGTTATCACAGTTGGGACAGGTGTTGTTTGGTTGGGTCATAGCGACTAAGTTACTCATATCTTCCCCATTTCTATACCAGCTTCTATAAAGGCTAGTATATGGTTATCTCGGGTAACTTTTTCCAGTACGGGAATAGCCCAGTTAAGTGCGGACAGTTCGGCCTGATCGTGGCTATCGCTCGTACCTGTGTAAACTGATACCCGACTTTCCAGCCACTTCCTGCGACGCTCTAAGCGCTTAATATAGTCCGATGATTTATTCTCACTCATTAGTAGTATCTCCTAGTAGGTTAGGGTTCTCGTAGATGTTACCTACTACAAGTGCCGTGCCGAGGTTTGGGTATGCTTGACAGTCACTATCGTAGTCATTAAATGGATAAAATCCTGTGAGTCCTTTACTCCACTCAACAACAAGATTTTTGCTACCAGTCTGCCCGTCTTTTTTGACAATCGGACTATAACTTCCCTCTTTCATATGGATCACGTCCCCCTCATATATCTCAACCCCGTTCTTATCCTTGAGGCCGGTGTATTGCATGACTGCTTTGGCGTGGGTGTAGAACCAGCTATTATCTAATCCTTGACCAAGCTTCCAATAGGTCATTGCGTACCTGTTGTCCTCTGGCTTTGATAGACCTGCTTGATGCCACGCTCTAAACTTAATTGGTCGTTGTTCTCTCATTTAGTATCTCCTAGTAGGGCAAGAAGCTTCTCAGCGGCGGCAGACCAGTAAGGTGCTTCGTCGTAAGCCCAAGCCCAAGCCCAAGCCCTAGCCCAAGCCCTAGCCCTAGCCCAAGCCCAAGCCCCAGCCCTAGCCCTAGCCCCAGCCCCAGCCCAAGCCCCAGCCCAAGCCCTAGCCCCAG